GCTTTTGTTGATACCGCGGTTAATACAACAATGTTTGGATTACCTGCTGGTGTTACTGCTGGTGGAATGATAGGAATGGCAGCTACAGGTCTAGCAGGATCAATAGGTTTAGGTATGCTAACCCCACAACAACAAGATTACAACTTAGCTAACACTGGTATGCCTTACACACCACAAGCATATAGTTCTCAACACTCAACAGTTACAGGATCAGGTGGCAGACAAGCTGCTGCCGTACTAGCATCGGAAATTAAACAAGCTAAATCTCTGAGAAAACGACAAGCAGAGGTAGCAGACTACGGCTTAGGTATGAGCGTAGCAGGAACAGGACTACAAATAGCATAATATATGTATACTTCAGTTAACAAAAAATATTCAAGTTTATGTGAGAAGAGACAGTGGTTCTTAAATCGTGCATGGGACGCTGCTGAAATAACAATTCCTTTTATTCTTCCAAGAAATTACAACCTTGACCAGGAACTTCCCACTCCTTATCAGGGTATCGGAGCTAGGGGGGTGAACAACCTAGCAGCAAAACTCCTTTTAACCCTCTTCCCCCCTAACTCCCCTTTTTTCAAGTTCCAGATAGATGACTTTACTCTACAGGAACTGCAAGCTCAACGTGCTCCCATAGAAGAAGGACTCAATGCTATGGAACGTGCAGTCATGGATGAGGTTGAAGCCAAGGCTATGCGTGTCCCTCTCAATGAGTGCTTACGTCACCTGATTATCACTGGCAACTGTCTCCTTCATGCTAATAAAAATAACAAGGTAAGAGTATTTCATTTAGATCAGTATTGTGTCAGAAGAGATCCTCAAGGAGAGATGCTTGAGGTCATAGTCCTAGAGAAGATGAGCCGTGAGCTTTACAGGGATGTGTTTGGTAGTGCTCCTCCTAATGAAACTGGTACTAGTTCAGACAGTCAAGAGAAACAACTTAATCTATATACAGTAGTAAGAAGAAAAGATAATAAGATACACGTTCATCAAGAAGTTAACAACAAGAAGATTCCTAATACTGATTCTACTTATCCTTTAGATAAGAACCCTTGGTTACCCTTAAGGTTCTCTTCAATTGATGGTGAAGATTACGGTAGAGGTTTCGTAGAAGAATACTTAGGAGACTTGAGAGCACTTGAGGGTTTATCTAAGGCAATCCTGGAAGGTTCGGCTGCTGCTGCTAGAGCTATCTTCCTCGTAAGACCTAATGGTACAACCAAACTAAAGACTATCTCTCAAGCTCCTAACCTAGCAGTACGACAAGGGAGTGCGGAAGATGTAACAGTGCTCCAGATGCAAAAGTTTAATGATTTTAGGGTAGCTCAGGAAACTATAGCCCAAACTGAAAGAAGACTTGCTGCTGCTTTCATGCTGAACCAGAGTGTCCAGCGTGATGCTGAACGAGTTACAGCAGAAGAGATTCGGTTCTTAGCTAATGAACTGGAGACTTCTCTTGGTGGGATCTATAGTTTACTTTCCCATGAGCTACAGTTACCACTCATTAAACGTATCATAGCTGTACTAGAACGAGATAAAAAACTTCCCAAGCTACCAGAAGGTGCGGTAGAGCCTGTCATCATAACAGGATTTGAGGCACTAGGGAGAGGTAACGATGCTAATAAACTGGCTACCTTTCTACAAACTGCTGCCTCAATACTTGGTCCAGAAGCCGTGTTAACTTATACCAATGCCAGTGATGCTCTTAAGAGATTAGGTGTTGGTTTTGGAATAGACATGAAGGGCTTGATTAAACCTGAAGAACAAGTTCAACAGGAACAGCAAGCTCAACAACAACAACAGATGCAAGCACAGCTAGCTCAAGCTGCCGTGCCTAATGCTGGTAATCAGGTGGGCGAAATGGTAAGGGAGCGACAAGCTGATGGCAACAAAACCCAGTAAAAAGAAAAAGGAAAAAGCACCAGAAAATAGTGTTACATCCAAGACTCAGTTCAAGGAAGTAGATAGAACATTTGAAATCCTAGAACAAAAGGTTGGGGTAGCTACGAAGGATGGACTTCCTTCTACTTACACTAAGATTAAACTTCCTAGTGGAACTATAAAAGAATCATACGGAGAGCGATATGGCAAACCAAATAACAGTTGAAAGTGAAGCTCCCCAAAGTATGGATGAGTACAACAGGGAGATGGCATCAAAAGCTACCCTTGCAGAGAATACTATTGATCAAGGTGTAGTTCCTTTAGAAGAGCCTGAAGTAGTAGATGAAACATTTAGGCCAGAAAAATTTAAGTCAGATGAAGAATGGCGAAGAAGCTATGATGAACTGGAAAGAAACTTTCATTC